CATGATTATTATACTATTTGGCTATTGAATATGCAATAATTCCTATTGTTGCACCACCAACAAAGCTCCAAAATGAATGTTGTATTACTTCACGGCGTTGAACTTCCCTTTCCTTTTTGATTTGATTGCTCAACGTCTTGTAAGATTTGTTCTGTTCTTCTATTAATGTCAATGCATTCGTTAATGAGGTTTTTGCTGTTACTAATTCCTTCTTGGATAATTGTATTTGATTCTGTGCTTCCTGCAATTGCTGTGCTTGCATTATCGCTTGCTTCTGTGGCTCGGTCAACAGCGCTAGTGCCATTTGTAACTTCGTGTCCAATAGCTGCGTTTGTGTCTGTAATTGTTTGAATTGAGTTATCGACATCACTATTTGTTGGGGCGCTTCTTCTGCTAAACACCCACAAGGAAACAAAAACGATAAGGATAACGCCAACGGCAACATAAATTTTAGTTTTAGTTTCCACACCGCTTACACCTCTTCCTAAAATATAGATTTTATACCTTGATAAAGCATATAGGCAACATATATGTACAATACAATTCTTAAATATTTTTCAGCACCTGAAATATAAGTTTTTAACTTCTCCCACATTGAAAGACCATGAGCTTTTTCATAAGCATAGAAAACTTTTAATGCTTCTCTGCATTCCTTAATCATTTTGACAACAGATTCTTTTGCTTCCGCAATTTCTTTTTCGTCCATTGTCTCTAGCTTTTCAAGGGTAATTTGTGACAAGTCCATGTCCAATACACTTGTTTCTGCTGTTTCTTCCACAATAGGAGTTGTAGTTTCGTTTGTTTCAGATACATTTTCTTTTATTTCAGAAACATTTTGTACCGCTTCACCAACATTTTGAGTAGTTTCACTTGCATTTTGTTGTCCTTCGGTCATTTTTATACACGTTCCTTTCATTTTTGTATTAAAACCTTCATACACCACGAGGTTTAGCGGAGAGCGTTTTTATTGGATTGCATAGGGAAACATAAAGGGGTATTTTGGAAACGAGCCGTAAAAAGAAATAAAAAGAGAGTTTTTAGCCTTTTTTTATTTTAACTAACCCATGTGTAGCCGTTCGGGCTTTCTCCGTTGTCTCTAACGTCAACATGAACAAATTGACTGTCATAATATCTGCCTATACCGTCAAATCCAACTTTTACCGCTAAATCTGCCAATTCGTCAACCGTTAATCCGTCGCAATAAATATCTGCCGCAGTGCCATCTACGTGTTGGCTATTAGGAACACCGCCAACTTCTGCATTATGTTTTGGGCAACGGTACATGCAGGAAATGTGTATAGGTTCTCCAGCCAGTTCTCTTAGTTCGTCCAACTTGGAAAGTAAAACATCACTCATTCCGTTTTCCGGTAATTGCCCACAGCACTTACAAACCTCTTCAGCTTCCGTAAAATATTTACTCATGTTCTTTCTCTCCTTCTTCTTTCGCTACCGGTTTCCCCGGTTCTCCTAAAGCGGTGTTATATTTTCCGTTTATGAACTTATTTACTAACTGCGTAACGGCACCGCCGCCACCCGTTAGATTAGCGAACGTGTCGTAGTTATCCCATTTCTGCCCTTTATAAAGCAAATAAAACGATCCTAGTAAAAACGCCGAATAGCCAATAAAGGCTATCCAGCGTGTAAAGGACCATTCCCCATTTTCTTTTAACATTTCCAGTAACTTTTCTTTCATGCTATCCCTTCAATTCTTTTAGATGCTTCCGGATTACAGGCGGTATCACATGGCCATAACCACCACGGTCAGCATTTTCTATAATAGATATAGCTTCCATGACACCAAACCCTGCTATAACGGTATAACGGCAAAAATCCGTCTTTAAGACCATATCCACTAAAACACCAAAGGAAACCGCAATCAATATAGAAAGCTTTTTCATAACTCCCTGGTACCCACGTTTTGAAAAAATGGTATGTTCATGCCATGCTGCATACATCCCTGTTGCATAATCCACAACCATTAGAATAAACAACGCCATCAATTGTTTGTCAAAGCCGCCTACTGCTGCAGCAATAAAGCCACCTATAATTCCGGAAATTGCAATTATTTTAATTTCTGTTTTGGAATATAAGTTAGCCACAAAATAAAATACATCAGAAATTTGGATCATCTCCCTAGCCCTTTAAATTTTCTAGTTTTTCATCTATTAAAATAAACACATCATCATCTCCAATTTATAAAACTTTAATAACATTAATAGTATCATAACAACTATGAAAATCTCCATCAATAGTATTCCAATAATAAATAAACAAGAAATTACTTGTTGATAAGGTTGTATATTCAATAGATTCATAAGTATTATGATTTTCCGTATTTCCCCATGTTGGTACATAACTTTTTGATATATTAACAGAAGCAACTAGTGGAACAGTTGGATTAGCCGCAACTCTCATTCTATTATGTACATACATAGAAATTCTATATGTTGTGTTTGGCTCACATGGCATAATTGCCGTACGTACAGATAAATTTGTATTATCATAATACCATACAGGATTATAATCAAATCCTGTAATTCCGTAAACCCAACCACCTATTAAATCATATCCACCATTCAAAATAAATAAATTTGTTTCTATACTATTTTTCCAGACTAAACTATTACCATGATATACTTCTTTTATATAATGCCCATTGTGATAAATTTTTTTAATTAGATGCCCATTATGTGAAATAGTCATTTTTATCACCTATTCCGTTATGAAATAAAAAGTGTTTGCATCTGGTGTTGCAGGAAGTGCGGCTACTTCTTGAAATTTAGCATCAATCTGTGCAACAGTATAAATACTTCCCCATTCTGTCGCAAAATCAGTATTATTAGTTTTTATTAAAGCTTGACCAGTTGTACCCCCGGCTGCAACTCCTGCACCAGGCAATCCTTGTATACCTTGCTCTCCTGTGTCTCCCTTTGGTCCTTGCACTCCAGGTTCTCCAGTATCACCCTTTAAACCTTGTGGGCCAGTCAACCCCTGTTCACCCTGTATACCTTGTGCCCCAGTATCGCCCTTTTCTCCTGGTAATCCTTGTGGACCAACCGCACCGTCCGCTCCATTAGCTCCCGTATCACCCTTTGCTCCTTTTAATGATGCTAAAAACTCTTCCCGACTTCCGATATTTCCGGTATCTAGCCAAATCTGATAAGCACTTGTTATTGATGCCAAAAAATCTGTTTCCGTTCCTGTATTACCAGCAGCTAACCAAATATCATAAGTGCTTTTTCCGTCTGCACCGTCTGCCCCAATGGCTCCAATATCACCTTTTGTTCCTTTTATTGCGGTAATGAAATCTGCTTCTGTTCCAGTATTACCCAAATCCAACCAAACTTGGTATGCACTTTTCCCATCAGCTCCGGCAGCACCTGTCGCCCCATCTGCACCGGCTTCACCTTTGGCTCCCGGTGTTACCAAATTTAAAACCATAGTTACATTTTTAAATGTTAATTTCATTATCATCTTGTAACATCCCTTTCTACATTTATTACAATGTTTTCCAGCGTGCTTGCAACAAGACCGTCAACGGTATATTGTATATCGCTATAGAGTGGTCCAACCGCCCATTCTGAGGTGGGACCAGCTCTAAATAAATATTGACCGGGTGCTCCTGTAGATTCAGTAATTTCTAATTCATCAATTAAAACATCATACCTATCTCTAATCTGACATTTCAAATTGCTCGCAATTCCTGTTATTTTAGTTACCCCATCGTCTTCAAAAATTTCGTTTGAAAAACCAAAAGAGTCTCCGCGTTTCATGTTAACACTAGACATATTTGTATCTCCTTCCTTAGCTAGGCACCTTGGTTAAAATTCTAATTAATTCCGCCGCTGTCTGCCCTGTGATTAACGGTATACGTCCATTATCGGTATAATGTTTCGATAATAATTGCTTTGAGTTGTCTGCAATGTTAATCATGTACAAAGCATTGTTTGGACAATTTAAAAATAATATTCTCTCATCATCCAATGGTGTTACTTGTGGCGGCGTTTCAAACTTGGTAAAATTGTCAACCATAGTTGATACGTCCATGCTCCAATTTGCATTTTTCAATAAAAAATAAGCAGGAGTCGTGCCTGATTCGCTACCTACAACCGGATGATATTCAAATGTAAAACCATACCCGCAATCACAGCTATCAATTGTATATGTCATATCGTCAACAGGAGTTTGCGATTCAATATCAATCGTCTCTGTGGCAGATATATGATATGGCCAAGGTAGGTAGTCCCCTGGTTGCCAACCGCTCGGCACAACATAAGCAGGTTCGCCAGCTACCGAAACATTGTATTGTATCTGCTTATGTCTGCAGCTCAAAGAAACGTTGCTTATTTCTTGCTGATTCAGAACTTGATTTATTGCCAAATTCTTATCAATATAGCTATCTCCACAAGCAATAATACTTGCAATCGAAGCCTTGGAAACATAGGTAGAGCCGTATTGTATAGGATTATAATGCCAATCCGCTTGATGATATCCTCTTATCGCTTCTATGTATATGTTTGAAGATGTCCATATAGATGTAAATATTAAACCATCGTCATACCGTATTAAATTAACGCCAGAAATGTTTGCTTTCGGTTTATTAATTGCGTACGATTCACCGTCAGGCACGTAATTATCGGATATTAAGCTAAAAGCATATTCGCAAGCTACGTGCCACGCAGAGATAGCATTATTAGGTATCTGTGCCTGTTTTTCTTCTTGCGTAAGTTCTACAATATTTGAATACAATAAAGACAAACCGGATGTATTACTCAAACTTGAACACGCTTCATAAACAATATCATATTTGTCTTTTATAGTAGCAGTATAATCGTATGTATTTAATATTCCATCATTTTTATATTTAATCATAACTACATGCCCGGTTGTATTATAGACTTCCCCCTCTGTTGTATAATATCGGCTATACTTAAAATCATTTAAAAATACTGACCAATAAACGTCACCGGCATCATCAATATAACCATCAACATTTAAAACACCGTTATAAGAATATGGCAGCGTTACCGTGTAATTGGTATATCCAGTCGCTGTCAAAATATAAATTTGTACTTGATTCCCCGAACCCATCAGCCAGACGAATTTTGTTCCTTTAGAATTATAAATAAATCTGCCGCCAATTATGGTACCGGGAATTTCCATGTACTCTAATGTTTCTGCATTATAAATTCTAAAAATTGGATTATTGATTGCGCCTTGCCAAATAAAGTATTTGCCGGTATAAGGCATTGCGGCTGCCATTTGCATGGGGAAATTAGTATTTTTTTTTGTCCCAAAAGCGTAATTGCCATCAGTCCAAACCAAATCCCCTACATCAAAAATACGATTGCCAAGCGGTGTCTTTTTGCCGCTGTCTGTAGTAATAAATACATCATTAACAGCCAGCACCTTCTCCTGAATCATTTGCCAATCACCACCGCTCGGCTGTGGCTATCGTTAAACATTACATAAACCATATCACCGTCTTCGATATCTACATCGACCGCTACGCTGTAATTGTAATTTATCCCGTCAACCAAAACTCCATTTCCAACCACCTGCCCTTGTTTGATATTGTTTTGAGCAACATTTTTATTGTTCGCAACTATTCTCGCTATCATGCTGGTTAACGTTTGCAGGCTCATTAATACCACCTCACTAATTCAAGCTGTTGATATGTTTTTTCGGGTAATTGCTGCACGTTGTTGCTTTCTAAATAGTAAATATTCCCGCGCCATGAAATCTTATTAATGAAATCGCAAAAACTAGAACCTAAATAAACAAGTGAAACCCTTTCCTCTGTTTTTCCATTAAGAGATTCAATTGCATTTACAATCCTGGTTAATGTTGTCGAATCTGAAACGTTAATATTCATACTGCCGCTAAACCTACCCGGTAATCTTACTTTATTCGGGCCTACTTTATTGGCATGACCGGCATAAGTAGAGGCATCCTTTATTGACCATGGCGAAGCTTTTGCTCCGGGGTTCCCCGTCACGATCTGCGAATTCATTAGAACACCGTCACGATAAACAGCAACACCCCAGTGTCCTTGCCCCATGTCAGAGTATATGGTTTCATTAACAACTGTTGTAACTTCATCAGCGAAAGCTTGTGTATTACCAGCAGTATCTATATAATTGAAACCCTTAATTGTAGTAATAATCGTTTCAGTAGATTTTATTAAGTCTCTGCCATTTGTAGCAAAAACATTTACTAAAGTAGATTCATTCGTGACAGATTGCACAACTCTGTAAGGGATATTGGCAGTTGTTAATGTTGGCGGTGTATTAACCTTTGTTTCCACCAGCTGCGCTGCCTTACCTGTTAAATTAGCGGGTGGGACAATCGCGTCATATGTGTAAGTAGTTGTACCAATTTTTGTATTATCCGTACTTGCGAAAGCTTCAGATGTAAGCAAACCATAGGAAAATGTTTGTGTGTTTTCACCAACAACAAAAACACCAGATATTAATGTTTGCCCTTCATCCGGATCTACAGAAGTACTAGCATTAAAATTATCCGGCAAATCTCCCGTCAAATAATAATTGAGATTTGAATCATACAATAAATTCATTTTTTTTCTTTTAATTGTTGGATATTTACAATCCGCATCTAGGATAGTGACGGTTCCTGTTTCTTTTCCTCTTTGGACCATATAGATATTAGAGCCACGCTCATACACATTAACTAATGTTGTTGGAATAATGCCTGTCCATCCAAACACCTTTTGCAATAAACTCATATAAGTTAAATTACAATAACAATTTCCTAATGAATTTTTCGTTAGCAATCCGGTTGGATAAAAGTCATCAAAATGTTGTACTGCGCTTTTACCAATTTTACTAACTGTTTTGCTGGTGATTGATTCCGCGCCATCAGTAAAATCAATCGAGGGGCTTGCCGTTCCGTCAATATCAAGATTCATCTTATTGTTAATATCATAAGTTCCTGTAATGTTGTATTTTTTGGTTTCTTCGTTATAGCTATAAGTGTCAACCGTAAACCCATAGCTAAATCCCAGAACGGTACCGCTTATAGTCGACCCTATTGTTGGTGCGTCAAAAGCATCTGCATGAAAGGTGTCTGATATAGTTTTCGTTTGCAAAGCAATATTTAAACTTGCTAAAGTCATAAATCATCACACCTTCCAAAATTCCAATTGCAAGATATATTTTTGAGGGAATTTAGAATTAGTAGAAATCCGTCTTATAATAACCCTTCTATTGGTTAAACTCTCACCCTTTTCATCCGTAATGGTTACTTTGGTTCTGTTTACCCAATAGCCATTAATCAGAGTATAGTTAGCGGCCGTAAATATAGCCGTACAGGTTATAACTTCTCCGTTGGCTATAATTCCATTGTCAACGACCACAACGCCGCCAATAACCTTTTCTATGGATTGTCTGTCATCCGGTTCTACTTGCCACCCGTCAGGTGCTTTGAATGATGTAGCTTCACCAATATTAATAACCATTTGCAGCACCCCCGGTTGCATTTTGTATAGCATTTTCAATATTTGTTGATACTTGGTTTGTAATTTCTGCAATATCACTTTCACTACGAACAACAGGCTTATCAATAGTAATATCAATATTATTATGATTGACAATATTTGGCTTGCTATTAGTCCCCGCGTTCGTACTGGCCGCGCCTATTTGGTTAGCCAAATCCTGCACTTTCGCATCGAAGGGAGCAAAAAATACCGCCGCTGATTGTTGGCCAACAGCTGCGAATTTATTTGGCAAACCGCCTATTTCAGTATTAAAACCATTAAGCCCATCGCCCATGCTTTTGTCCATAGTCAAACCAGGGACCATATTGTTTTGAACAAAGCTTTGGATATCGGAATATTGTTTGATTAATTCAGGTGAAAAAGTATCACCCTCTTTAATGCCCAATTCTTTACGTTTTTGTTTGAGTAAATTTTCCTGCAAACGTTTTAAACGATCTGCGTTTGAATATTGCAAAGTATGAGTTTCACCATTTTTTGTATAAGTCGCAGTGGTCGAAACCATAGCGTCACGAACATCTTCTAAAAGTTTGCGATTATTTTTAATAGCATCTAAAGCAGTACTCTGCACAGCTTTTCGCTTTTCTTCCTCCGCCCATTTTGTAGCCTGTACCTCATCAATGCCCTTTTGCCTGTAAGCTCTTTTTTCTATTTCGATTTGGTCAAGCCTATTTTGCAATTCGGACTGGAAGGCTTCTTTAATTTTGGCCACAGTGCTATCATTGTAATCCCGCATGATTTTAGCTTTTGATGATTCGTACCACTCAGTTAAGGTTAAATCGTCTATATGTTTCTCGCGATAAGTTTTAAATTTTTCGTCTAAATCATGCAGTTCATTTTGTAGCTCATCATGAGTTAGCTTGTAAAGGCTTAGCGTTATTTCTTTTTTAGCCGCCAAATCAGCTTCATTTAAAGCCTTTTGCTTGGCAGCTTCTCTTGCCTTTTCAGCATCAGTTATTTGGCTACTGTTTTCAGCCTTTGTTTTAGCTTCATCCATAGCGGCTTGCTTATTTTTTACATTTGCAAGTTCTTCAGGTGATAAGTCTTTCCATTCATAAGTATTGAACCAAGGAGCTATAACAAGCGGCGTTCCCTCTATCTCTTTCTGATATGTTTTTCTAGCTTCATTCCATCTTAATTTTGCCTGTGTTTCCGACGGCTTTTGTCCAATAACGTATTCTGTTTCATTAGCATCTTTAGCTTCTTTTTGCTTAGTAATATAATTTTGCAAGTTGTAAGTTGCTATAGCAATATCACCAGCTAATTTTAACCAGGGTGGAAAAGGGATACGGTTAAAGGCAGCCATTTCAACACCGGCAGTAACTATCTCGGAATTAGCGCCATTAGAAGCCTCGTTGAAAGCGTTATAAGCTTTGGCGGCTTTGTCTAGCATCGTTAATAAATCTTTATAAGCCGGTAACAAGTCCTTGCCTAAGCTCTTTGCCTGGTCGGCAATATGTTCTTTGAGTTGCATCATTTGCACATTGGCATCTGAAGAATTTTTGGCCATATATCCAGTAGCATCAGCTGTTTGCTGCTGAATAATTCCAATACGTGCCAAGGCTTTTTGATGCTCTGATAACGTAGCGTCTTGAGCGGCAATTCCATTAGTATAGGCATATTGGGTAATCATATTGTCCGTTACGATAACATTTAATTCTTTCAGGCCACGGACTTGGCCTAACACGCCCGACCTTAATTTATTAAAAATTTCTTCAGGATTCTCACCGCGCATTGCAGCTAAATTAAATGCAAGCACCGCAAATTCTTGTGAGACTTTTTGGCTTTCTTCCCTAGTAAAATTCATGTTATCAAGTGCTTGGTTCATTTGCACTGCGAAATTTCTTAAATCATCATCAAACCCGCCTATTGATTCTCCGGCAGTCTTTGACCATTCACGCATAGAATCAGCACTAGACCCAAAAGCAAGACTAAATCTTTTGTTTTCTTGTTCGACTTTAACGGCCATAGCTACAGAAGCCGCTCCAACCGCCGCCAAAGCTAAAGACGCAGTGTTAACAAAAGTATAGGCTGATGCAGCCATAGCTTTATAAGCGGCTGTCCTAGCTAATGTAGTGGTCCTTAATTGAGATTCAAGTTTAGCAAGTGCTATTTGTTCCTTGCCAACGTTATTTCCCATAGCAATAGAAGCGGCATTCGTAGCTTTATAGCGTGCTTCCAATTCCTTATAAGCAACATCAGTTTTAGAGACTGAAGAGGCCATTTTAGTTTGATAACCGGCAGCAACGGTTGTTAGGTTATTAAATGCGTTTTGATGCAATAAAACAGCTTGTTTTTGAGTATTAACCATTTCGGTTAAAATGCTAATTTGACGGCTTATGGATGATATCTTACCGGATGCGGCATCAGCGCCTAACATTTCAAGCTGCAATTGGACCTTGTTGGTCCTATTTTCTTGCGTCAATTGCTTGGCAGCATCCTTAACTTTTTTGTTAGCCTTTTGATAGTCCTTTTCCCATTCAGACGTGTCTAACGTCAAGATGGTGACAAGTTCGTCAACTGTTTGGCTCATTATTTTACCTCCTTGTTCTCAAATTAAAAAACATTCTCGAATGGTACTATTTCTGGTTGCTTTTCCATGTCCTTGCTTTTAGATTTGACTATGAGGATATCCATGATCCATGTGAGTTTGTGATCATCTACTTCCTTTTGTGTCCAACCATAACTTTCATGTAGGTTTGAATAAAGATAAACTAGGCTTTCATACTCCGATAATTTTACTCCTCCACTATCGGAGCTTGCGGGTTTGGGAGTTGGTCAGCCTTTCCCGACATTAGTACATTCAAATAAGTATCTATTTTTACAAACAGAGCGGGTACCGCATCAACGCCCAAATCGTCAATATCATCAATTTCAAAAGCAGCCTTAATAATTCGCAACTTTCTTTCGACGGTTTCGTTGTTAATTTTTTCTGTCAATTTTTCAATTTTATCTAATAGGTTGGCAAAAGCTTCGATAGTTTGAGGGTCTTTATTGTTTTTTAATATATTAAGCTTTTCCAACTGCTCACTTAATTCATTTTTTAGCTTATTGCTTTGATCCCTAAATTCAGCCATCAATCGCCATAATTTCACCTTTGGCTCAGGCATTATATAAACTTCCCCGTTTAGAATCAGGTTAGGCTTTTCCATTTTCAGCACTCCTTTAATTTAAAAAATAAAGGGTAGCCATATAGACTACCCCAGATAAAATACGATTAAGCGGCAACGGTAAAGTTAAATACATTGACTGCAGCTAGGCTGTTATTGGCAAGGTCTTTAACCGCCTTGGTAACAATAACGTCATAACTAGCGGCAGCAGTAAGCACAGTAGTTGGCACGAAAGTATAAACCGTATGACCGGTATTCCACGTTCCGGTACCAACAACTTGAGTGCCGTCAGCTTTCTGCAAAATAAAGGATTCACCAACAACCAAACTGGATGCTGTCATAGCTTCGCTGAAGGTTAATACCACTGAAGCATTGGCGGCAACATCAACGGCGGCATCAGCAGGCACGCAAGCGACCGTAGGAACAACAGCATCACCGGTAGATTCAACTGCTGTATACCAATTAGCGCCGATAGAAGCAACATAATCAGGGTGCTCTTCATCTGCCGTCTTTTCCCAATTGCTATCATAATCTCTGCGAACGCAGTTAATCACAATAGTATCAGTTTGCGGCTCTGGCTTTTCACCTTTTGTTTTATAGCTTTCATCGGGAACCATAGCCTTACCTTTTAGTATTTTCTTGTAACGCTTAGTTCCGTTGGTTTTGGTGCCCTCAAACATTAACGCAATGTATGGAGCTATGTCGTCAATGTTTGATACCATGATCCCACCTACAATTGTATGCCCCAATAAAGCAGCTTGTTCCGCAAGTGATAATTCAATTCTATTGATTGTTAATGTTATAGCTCCTAGAGCATCATTAATTTCTGCCGGGCCATTGTCGGCATATAATGTGTCGCTCGTGGCGGCAACTTTTCTATCAATAGAAATTACATTGGGAAGTGCTACCGGTGCATCGTAAGACACGCCGGCAGAAGTATCACTAAGCAACTTAGCATAATGTAAATTTTTTAATCCAACTTTTGACATTTATTCAACCTCCTCGAATATAGAATATTCTTTAATTTTTGAAATCACAGGACCGTTCGTGCTTTCCCTTATTAACTTGCTTGTGTAATTTGACAATGCGGCATCAACGGTAGTTTCTAAAGTAGCTAATGACAATGTGTTATACAAATATACCCAATAGGTTTTCTGTTGCGTTTGAGGCAAGTTATCAGCGTATACAACAGGCTTATTTTGAACTTGTTCATATAGTATTAAAGGATAAATCGGTGTATTGGGCGATTGGTTTGCTACGTAAACCCTGTCACAACAAGTAAGCAAAGCATTTACAAAAGCGATTTTAGAGTCCATATTCCTTGTACACCTCCAACATCGCAGTTTTAATAATATCCTGCATCTCATCTTTGTGGGCATCAAACGCAGGATATAAAAAAGGCTTCTCGCCCGTCTTGCTAAACAACGGGTCCCATTCGGCGTATTGCCCATAAGAAACGCCTTTAGGATTTTTAGCCGGCGTTGTCGTGATTCTAATCTGCCAACCTTTGCGAGTTTTCTTCCATGCCCACGAAATAGAATCCTGCAATTCCCCTGATTTATGCGGTGCCAATTTCTTAGCAGTAGCCACAATCTCATCAGCAACATGTTCCATCGAAAGTTTAACCCTTTCAGGTATTGCCTGCCCAATTCTTAAAATAGCACGTTCATAGGAATTTGGATTAGCAGTGCCTTTCCTACGCCCATTACGGCTTGTCCCTGATACTAAAGTAAGCGCCATATAATCAGCCTCCCTCAACAACAGGATTCGTGTTATCATTGGTGGTCACTAATTGTAATTTTACGTCCAGGACTTTTTTACAATAGTTAGCCGGCCAAATAATATCATACGAGATTCCGTCCTCAACAATTCTGTTGCCTTTGACTAAAAAAGCAGATTGCCCTTTATAAATGAACCTATGAGTAACCTTTTCGTCTAATCCATAAATTCTTTGTACCAGGTCCCCATTTTCCGGCAGAATAAAACCCTTTAACGTAGCGACGTCAGCGAAATTCTTGATTGCATTTCGTTCTTCATCGTAAGTAGTAGTTGGCGCCTGAATTGTGACCGTTGATTTTCTCATAATACCACCGGCTTTTTATACCGTTCCAAAATTCCCAAAACCGCTTCTGAATAGTCCTGCGATAAAAACGAAGATTGCAACGGTCCTAAACTTTCGGAGCTTTCATGCTCGCTGCCTTTTCGGTTTATATCGCTGGCCACCATTTTTATGCAAGCCATGATTAAATCATTGGGTAATGTTGGCACAATAATAGGAGCAATGTGTGTCGCTTGCCACGGCAAGATGTATCCCCCTGTATAAGAGACTGAAATATTCCGTTTTTGAGGTGTATTTTCTCTTAACGTAGCTTCCGGAATCATAGGATAATAACACACCTGATAAACAGATGATGGTGTTGGCCAAATCCCATTGATTCGCAATAATTGACCGGATGCGGCATCAATATCGTATTCACTTGAATCTATAGCCTCATCATTTATCAAAACCGCGGAAACGGCTGTAATTGGGAAATTGGCCAAAGATAAATACTGTCTGCCGGAACCTACTATTTTTTCAGTAGCTGTTACCGTACCGAAAATACGATTACAACGTTGAGCAATATCATCACTCACGGCATTAATCAACTGTTCAATACTCGCATCTTGTGATGTATCACCGGTGTCTATGTCTAAGTAAATCTTGACATCAGCAACCGTAGTCAATGCTTGAGTGCTTAACATATCATCACATCCCTATTCCGATGCTATAATGCCAAGATTTGTTAATGCAATTAAAATCGCATTAATAGCTGCTTTATTTGCCATTGCTAAATCCACTACAGACTGCGCATCTGCCTGTACATAACTAGCTGTTTGAGTGGCAGCGACAGCAGTAATAGCCGCAACTAAAGCAGCTTGTGCACCACTAGCAGGTACAATTAAGGACCCTGCTTCAAGTTTTATAGTACCGCCATTCGCAACGACAAGCATATCGCCGCCGTTTGTTTTATAAACTTTAGGTTGATAACTTTCATCACTCATTTTCACACCTCCAAAAAATATGAGTAGGATTTTTATATCCTACTCATTTATTTTAATAATTATGCTACGCCCTCATCGGGAGACACAAGAACTGCGCCAACAATAATGTCCGTAACGCTATTATCAACAGGCATTACTTTTGGCTTATATTGAATTGCATAGATCTCGCCAACTGCGGTATTAGCACCTGCACGAATCACAGAAGCTCTTACATACCGTTTTGTCGGTTGATACACGTCAGCAAATACAACTTCAGCATTCGCTGTTGCTACCACTCCTGAACCCTCTAAATCAGCAGGAGAACCCATAGCGGAATCATCATCTTGCTTTACTTTTAGCAAGTTGCCGGCATTCGCCGTAGCGATAGAGGTTATGAACGCAACTCCTTCGTATCCTTGCATGTCCAATATCGAACCGAGAACCTCTGTCCCGGCAGAAACAGCAGCCACAGCTACTTTTGTAATTTTTACATCGTTACTTAAATTCATATAATTTACCCTCGCTTTCTTTTAAATTAAGCCAATTTTATACGAGCAAACGCTTCGGACATTACAGGAGCACCATCAACTTCAGCACGACCAATGAAACCTACTTGATTGGTTTCAGCATATAGTTCAACTAAACGTTGAATTTGAATGCTTAACGCATCGGCAATCCAATAATTTTTGAAATCTCCCAAAATTCCTACATACTTACCTGTAGTCATGGTATTAGGAGCATATTCAGATGTTACATATGGAATTTCTAAAATACGATCAGGAATAGCGCCTGACAAACCCGGCTGCCAAATGTATTGGCCATTACCATCTTTAAGTTTGCGAATTTCGCCCAAAACTGTACGGTGGAAAAGCCATTTGCAACTTGTACTAGCAAGGTAAGGAGCTTTTAAAGATGTTTTCACATCAATTAAAGTATCAGCCTTGATTGCAGTGGCAGTATTATTTCCAGCAACATCACGATCTGCTCTAATGCCGTCATTAGATAAAGTAAAGATGCCCAAAGGTTTTTCTACTCCATCGCCTGTCATGAAAGCCTTTTCTTCAGTAACGCCAAATTTATAAGCCAAACGACCTCTTACAAGAGCTTCTACATCAATCGTGGATTGGCGTAAAAGCTTGTTAGAAATTTTTACACGTTTTGCAAAGGCATGTGGAAGCATTTCCCTTTTACCAAATTTCAAAGAATCGTCTAAAGAGCCTGTGGACAATTCAGGTGTCCAATCTGCATCGGAAACATCTGTGTCCATCGTAGGAACACCAAGAGATTCGGCTTTTGCCAAAGGAATAATAGTGGCTAATCCTCTAATGGCTACCAAATCATCGACAGCTTTTAGCAATGTAGCAATAAAAGCTTGTGGTGCTACTAAATATCCACCGTCAGTATCAACGCCGGCAGATAACGCCCTATGCTCTGCTTCATTCAACATACGAGAACCGGAACGCAAATATTTGTTGAAAGCGGCTCTTTGTTCAATCGCTGCCTTTTCTGCGTCACTCTTGAATTCCTGCTTTGCCGGATTAAAAGGTGCTTCAATCTCTTTTTCTGAGTTTTTTACTCTTTGTTCTTGCTTAATTTGGGCATCTAAAGTATCAAAATCAGACATGGCCGCTTCATATTTCCCTGTTTCATCGGCGTTCATAGCACGTTTTTCTGCGTCACACTTATCAATTAGCTCACGAGCTACCTTTACCGCATGGCCTCTTTTTTCCATTAATTCTGCTAATTTATCCATTTTCTCACCTCATAATTTAATTTTTATTAGTTTTTGATTGATTTTCGCTATTTTTATGCGTTTTTGTACCAATTCCTATCCAGGAATCTTGCTAACTATCCAGTTAATACAAGTTAAGGTTTATAAAAACAACCTATCCAGGTTGCAATTATTGAATAGATTTCTCTGCCAAACTAACTTTAAGTTTGCGCAAATTCATAATTTCTTTATTTTTTTCATCAGAAATGTGCTTTTCCTCTTCAGTTTTAGATGAAAAATAGTCTCTGGCGCTGATACTGGTTTGGTCATAAGCCGGAAAATCGACTGCTGAAACATCATAAAGCTTTTTGATATTCAAAATCCTACGCGTATGAGTTTCATGATCATAACTATCTTCAGCTACGACGTACGCATAACTCATTTTGTCAATATCTCCACGCTTTATTAATTCATACATATCATTTCCGGAGCTTGTATTTGCCAATAATGCTTCAGCAGATAAGCCTTGACCGTCCACTTTCAAGGTCAACGTTTTATTTCTCGTCCTGGCCATTACCATTACATCGTCGCTATGATTATATTTAAAAGCGACATCTGACAAATCAGTAGTGGTCAAAGCATTTTTATCAACAACTTCTTTATATTCAACACCGCTTTCATCGGTGAACAAAACAGTTGGCTGCTCGAAAACGATTGGTTGGCCAACTACAATATGTTTTTCAGGTTCAGCATCATTTTGAGCTGCTCTTATTTCTCCGGAAAATCTAATTTCCTTTTTTGAGTTTTCCTTTTTAGGCATTAGGTGTATCTCCTTTCGGTGTGATTTTAGAACTCCAATAAGCTTTTGCTATATCAGCTGGCAATGATTGCAACGGCGCTCTTAAAGTATTAAGCTCTTCCGGCAATGGGTCTAGGTCATCCGTAAGTCTTGCTTCATTAGGATACATCCACCCCCCGTTGATAGCAATGCTGTAAGCATCGTAGCGTGATTTCAAATCGCCACGCTCTAGTTCCGCCAAGCTGTGCTTAAACAACAAAGTTTTTCTATCAATAGGCCCTAATAATTTAAAGTTTGCTGATTGTTCCCAACGCACCGCCCACGGAAATAAAGTGAATTTAACGAATTCCAGGGATTGATGTTCGATGTTACTAAAGGTAGCATGTTCTAAATCGCCAATCATGTGGAGAGGCACTCTGAAAATGCGGGCAATTTCTTCAATTTGGAATCGCCGTGTTTCCATAAACTGACTATCTTCCGGAGGAAGGCCAATTGCCTCGTAGCTCATGTCCTCTTCTAATATCATCATCTTATGAGCGTTCGTCAACCCTGTGTACTTTTCTTCGAATCCTTCACGCAGCCTTTTTTGCGCACCTTCCGATAATGTTTTCGGATGCTTCAATATTCCAGCTGGCCTCGCTCCATTGCTAAAAAATCTTGCGCCATATTCTTCAGTGGCCTGCGCCATACCGATAGCTTCACGACATAGACCAATCGGGCTATAGCCTTTCAAGCCATCAAAACCAAGACCCGGAATATGCCACATGTCTTCTTTCGGAATAGTAATCCATTCGCCATTTGGCAGAACCGTTTTATATTGCAAAACTTTTGTAGTAGGGTCCCTTTCAGGCCATGTTCTGTCTGGTCTTAATGGCCACAATCCTACAGGCTGTTGATAACGGTCACGCTCAATCCATGCGTAAGCGTTACCCCACGAAACCAAATGAGCCATCATTGTTTCACGCAAGGTAAAAGCCGTCATCTCACTGTTAGCAACGCTATTCAAAATATCATACCAGGGATTATCTGTAGCATGAGAAGTACCTTTGCCCTTTTGTTCCTGTCTTAACAATAAAAAAGGCACAGAGGCTAATGATTCTGATAATATTCTCACACAGGCATACACCGCTGTATTTCGTAAAGCGGTAATCTCTGTAATATTCGTACCGGTTGCAGTCCTAACGCCGCCAAACATATCGACTAGCCACTGCTCAGGGTTGCCAATCCCAGATAGATTTAACGACCTAAAAACTTTTTTAACAAGCGGCTTGATTATATTCATATTATGCCCCCTACATAGTTAATATTCCTCGTGTTTCATATATAGATGTTGATTCATCTTCATGCAACATAGCCCGTGCCATAGCATTTATTAACGCAACCACGCCATCAATCCTACCAGTAGACTTGTCTTTAACCGGTCTGACATTTTCATTTTCATCTTTTTTAACTGCTAAATTACCAAACATCCACCGCATAACAGGATTGCCGCCATGAATTAAAGTACATTCATATATTAATTTCTCTATTTCCTTCATCGCTGGCGATTGGGTTTTGAAACCCTGTCTCGTTTCTACACATAACAATCCGTCATCGGTTAAATCTAAAGCAATCTGACCGGCATTCCATGGGTCGAACCCTAATTCTTCTATTTCGTAATCATCTCTTAAACAATGAGCGTGAACGCCGTCAGGATTATAACCAGTGATTGTTTGTCTTATAAATTGATAATCAATTACGTTACCGGGCGTAGTTTTGATAAAACCTTCTTTAACCCATTGTTCATAAGGGACACCATCCCTTTTTGCTCTTTCCGCTAAACCCTCTTCAGGCACCCAAAAAATAGGCAGCATCGCCCATTTCTCGTTATTATCATCAGGTGGAAATAATAAAAGAAAAGCAGTAATATCTATTTTTGTGGATAAATCCAAACCCGCATAACATTTGCGTCCTTTTAATTTTTCGATATCCAGCAATCCTGCCGTGGCATCCCATTTTTCAAGAGGTACCCATTTGGTTAATTTGTATTGGCACCATTCATTCAGCCTTAACCACCTAAAATTACGTTCAGATGCAGGATTGCCCTTGCACGAATCATAGAATTCTTCTATTTTTGAAAAAGCCAAAGCGGGTCCAAAGGAAGGATTGACCATTTTCCAAATCTTTTTTGATTCCCAGTCAACCTTTTCAAATGTCTTGCTTTTTCTTCCCGACCACACCCTGTTTTCTTCGGGTTCAATACCAAAAATCATGCTATAGAAAGTTGGGTCCGTCCTAACGCCTGTTAAAATATCAACAGCTTTTTTATGGACTTCCCAACCAATACTGTTACGTTCGGGATCGTCTCCCGCAGTGGTTATAACGAAAAACAAAGGCTGACGCCTGGCGTCGCCGCTACCATTTGTCATGACATCATATAGTTCTCTGTTTGGCTGGGCATGCAATTCATCAAAAATACAGGCATGGACGTTTAAGCCATGTTTAGTAAATGCCTCGCTGCTTAATACCTGATAAAAGCTATTAGTAGGCGTGTAAACCATGCGCTTTTTTGATGCGATTAATTTAATCCGTTTTTTTAAAGCGGGACATTGGTCAACCATATCAACAGCGACATCAAAAACAATGCTTGCTTGCGCCCTATCAGCAGCGCAACCGTAAACCTCTGCACCCCATTCACCATCACCACATGTCATATATAATCCCATACCGGCACCAAGTTCTGATTTACCGTTTTTCTTGGGAACCTCAATATAGGCAGTGTTATATTGCCTAAAACCGTCTTTTTTTAAATTGCCAAAAATGGCTCTTAATGCTTCATCTTGCCATGGCAGTAAGTCAAAATTAACTCCATGCCATTCGCCTTTTGTATGTTTCAAACCGTTAAAAAATTGAACTACAAAATTTGCTTCTTGTTGCGAAAACATGATTATCGCCTCCGGTTGGCGATTTGCTCCATTGGATCATCTTCTGTATCAATTGGCTTTATTGCTAATCCTGCACGAGACGCAGGGGATAGTCCAAATTCACTTAAATACTGTCGCATTAATGTTAGATATTGTCTCATTCTGTCGATAGCAGGATTATCTCTAATAAAGCCCGTGGGCGTAGTGTAAGTAGTTCCACGCTCTTTTATTTCGGCATTGGCAGCTTGCACCATTGAAAAACATTTGCAATAGCCGGCTAAAGCCGCGCCATCAATATAAGTCAATAATCCCATTGTTTTTAATTCTTCCGCTATCCTTTTCCACTCTTTTTTAGCAGCCGTATCAAGCCATTTGGGGATTGGCGGCATTATAGGTTTAGGCTTCGGCTCATTTAAGTTGAGCGGCCTCTTGCCTGGGTTTCCCTGTAATATTTTTAGTGTTGTTGGCTTCTTAGCCGGACCTCTTTTGCCCATTTTTGCGTCCCCTTTCATAAAAAATTTTAAAACTTGCGAAAATTCGAGTTGATTGGAGCACGCTCGCGAATACGTAAGAAAATGTAGGTATTTTGACCGTATACCCCATTATTTACTTTCTTGCCTTTTCGTACGCTCATGACAGCTCCAGCACAGCCCTTCAAGCCATTTAGCACTACATGGGTCTTCACCTCTGCGCAAAAGCTCGTACAGCTGAACTTTGTGATGCACGATAGCAACAGGGGCTTTCTTACACTTGTTACAAATAGGATGCAGCTTCCTGTATAAAGCAGACGTCTCTCGCCAATCACGGGAACGATAGAAGGCTTGTTCTTTATCATCCGTTCTTGTTTGCGAATAGCTGTGCAGGTTGCAATAACCATTCTTAATTGCAAGGTTAGGGCATCCCGGATACCTACAAGCAGTTTTTAATTTCCAAGGCATGCTAAGTCACGACCTTCTTATTGTCAGACTTGTACTTGCCATGCTCTCGCCTACACCTAGAACGAAATGGAGCATCTAGATCCTTGCATGTAACACGTGGAGTATATTGCAGACAGCGCAAGCCAGCCGATATTTTAAGCTCGACAAGTGTTATGTTTTTGCAGCAACCGTCTATCCCATGTAGTCGTAGCTGCTTGGTATGCTTATTTTTAGCTCTACCGCTTTG